AACTTATTTTGTCTGCGATAGTTTTTTGGCTATTTAGTGTTTGGGTTACTATTAAAATTCGCGGACAAAATATGTTCTGGCGTAATTTCTTTGTAGTATTAGCGTATATTTATATTGCCCTTTTATTACGTAAGAAATTTTTGATGAATGAACTAAGAACACGTAGGGGAATGCTACGTCGCATTTTAAAACATTCAATGAAAATGATGATTGGAACTTCCATTCAAATTATGCTTACCTTTGGTGGTATTGCCGTATCTTATAAATTAGTTAGAGCTGTGCTCAAGACTATTGTGAATATTGGCAGAGCGTCACACGGAGGAGCTGTTGATATTGGAAGTGAGGAAAAGAATGTTTGGTTAAATGCAACACCTATGGCTTTGCCTAAACGTGATCCAAAAACGGATACTCTTCCAGCCGATCAAGTTAGTAATATTGTTGTCAAAAATACAACAACATGTATTTATGACGATAAAACATGGTCTTCAGGCTTCTTTCCTAGAAGTCAAATATTACTCGTACCTACACACGAGGTTGCTAACAAAGAAAAGATTAACTTACACCTGCGTAAGGATGATATTAGAGATTTGTCTGGTGGAAATATTAGTTTAGAAATTACACCAGCTAGGGTGTATAATTTTCCGGGCAAAGACATTTCAGCTGTATATCATTCCAGATATCCTGATAAGCAAGATCTAACTCACTTATTTCCTTGTGAGATCCCTCAGGACCGTAACCCCACTAAATGGGTCGCAAGAAAACAATCCGGATCAGTATTATTTGGTACGGCACGCCGCAACGGTATTGCATCTGAAGTAAATACTGATAAAACTTCATTTTATGATTCTACTGTTGTTACTTACAAAGATGAAACAGCCGGAGGTGATTGTATGAAAGTACATATCGCGGATGTTAGGAGTGGTAGCCACATTGTTGGTTTTCATCTTGCAGGTAAGAATTACACAGGCTATTTATCTACTCTTACAAAGAGCGATTTAGAAGAATGTTACGCATTTTTTGATGCGCAGCCTTCTACTCGCCTGTCTGCCACCATGGGAGATATGAAAACTCAGCTATATGGTAAAGATTTTACTCCCCAACAACCCAAGAATAAAAAATCTACTATTAATTATTTAACCGATGCTGAGATCAATTATTACGGAGATCTTCCCGCTTTTGTTACTAGACCTAAAAGTAGTGTTGTGAAAAGTCCGATTTCTGACTCCGTAGCGTCACATTGTGGTGTGGAAAATAAATATGGAAAACCGGCGCATTGTAGGAAAGATGAGACTAAGGTCCCCTCACAGGCCCCTTACAACAAATACTATCATGGTGCAGGTAAAGCCACACAAGAATTCCCACTTGAAGTTCTTGAAATTGCTCAGAATGATTATTTGGATGATTGTACATCTAATGAGAAAATGATGGCAGATCTCGTTACTTTACGTCCTTTGACTGAAGTCGAAACTATTTCAGGACAAGACGGAGTTAGATTTGTAGATAGTATGAAAATGGTCACCTCAAAGGGCTTTCCCTTGAGTGGGTGCAAAGATGAAATCATATTGCATTTGGACCCCGAGGAATATGGGAATATTTCTGATCCCCGTATATTTGATAATATGTTTATGGACGATTGGAGGGAAGCTCGCCAATTATATTTGGCAGGTCTAAGAGCTTATCCAGTGTTTAAGGCGTGTACCAAAGATGAGCCTACAAAGCTCTCTAAGGACAAAGTACGTGTATTCCAAAGCGCCCCATTGACTCTTCAGTGTATGATCAGGCAATATTTTTTGCCAATTGCGGCATGTATGTCTCGTAATCCAATTACGACTGAATGTGCGGTCGGAATTAATTCTCAAGGACCGCAATGGAATAAGTTAATGAGACATCTCTCGAAGTTTGGAAAAGAGAGAATGGTTGCTGGGGATTTTAAAGCCTACGATCAACATATGTCTTCCACTATGACATCAATCGCATTCTCCACTATGATTGAATTAGCCAAGCATTGCGAAGGCTACACAGCAGAAGACATCAAGATTATGTCCAATCTTGTCGCAGATATCGTACATCCTATGATATGCGTCAACGGAGATCTCGTAGAATTACTTGGATCTAACCCATCAGGTCAAAACCTTACGGTTTATATTAATTCTATCGTTAATTCCCTCTACCAGAGATGTGTATTTTACATTATTTATCCTCCTGGTAGTTTAGAAACTGCTAAGTTTCAAGATTATGTAGCTCTCATAACTTACGGTGATGACAATGTAATGTCTGTCTCGGTTAAGGCTCCTTTGTATAATCATACTCGTATGATGGAAGTGTATGCATCCCGAGGTATTGAATACACTATGGCGGATAAGGATGCTGAATCAGTTCCGTATATTACACTAGAGGAAGCTGATTTTTTGAAGCGTGCGACTATCTTTCGCCCAGAATATTCTGATCCATCTACTGGGGAAAAAGGTATGTATCTTGCAAAGCTCAGTGAAGAACCTATTTTCAAGAGCTTACATTGTAATATGTTATCAAAGGTTGTGTCTAAAGAGGAAATTGCTCGCCAATGTTTGGATGGGGCACTTCGTGAGTTATGGTTTCATGGCAGGGAACTTTTCGAAATGCGCCATGAACAATTTAAAAGGATTGTTGTTGAACATGAATGGCAACATGTTATTTCACCAGATTTCTACAAGACGTTTGATGAACGTGAGGAAGAATGGTTGGAGAAATACAATTTGGTACGCACTTGTGTTTAAATCCCTTAGACCGCCGATGTCGTTAAAAGCCTGGCGCTAGCAGCATCTAGTAGTTATCCAAATGGAAATGTGCCCTTTTATATTAGTGATTTAGTGAATTTTATATATATTTATCGTTTTGCATATATTTTCATACCCTGT